ATCATACATACCTGACTGTAGTAAGTCTACAGATGTTAGTAATGCTTTTTTTAGTTGCTGATTCTTACAGAAATTAGCAAACTCTTGTTCTATATAATCCTGATCTTCATTAATAGTTTTAAAAGCTTCTTTTAACTGCTCTACTACTGATATTTTTAATATCTCGTTATCGATTTTTTTAACTTCAATATGTAATGAATCTAAGGTAGCAACTGTATGATATTTGTGATAGTATCTTAGAATTTCTTCGACAAGCCATTTATGAGCGGGATTATCAAAATATTCAGGATCTAATACATCATATATATTTTGTAGAAATTCTTTATGTTTTAATAAAGATGTTAATACCTTAACTTGAAAACTTGATCCGTACTGGGATAATTTATTTAGAGCCGTCATATCCTTAATTTAATAACCTATTTTTAAAATATCAACTTTTATTTTTAATATGTGTAATATAATCAAAAACATCAAATAACCACATTGCAGTATTAGGAATGGAATTCCCTAAATTGTCTTCTGTATACATATGTAGGAAGGACTGTCTGTCAATGTGTTTGCTTGGGTTTGCGATGATATCTTCTATTGTTAGTATATCTTCTTCAGGAACATTAGGACTGTGGAGATCCATTAGCTTTTCATTAATCTCTAATTGGTTTCGGAAGTTATATACTGATTGGTATGCTTTTTTACTGTCTGCATTATCTTTACTGTATTGCACTATCTCTTTTAGCGGGATTTTTCTTTCACTTTGTAACTGCGGAAACAATTTAATTAATCCTTTAGGTCCTAATCCTCTAACTCCAGGAACATTATCGGATATATCTCCTAATAATACTTTATGATTAAGATAATTAATGGCAGGAATTAATAGTTCTTGTTTAACTTCTTTAGGAGTATAGAACTTTTTCTTTATAGGAGAATATACAGTTACTCTGTCTGATACTAATTGAATATAATCTTTATCAGATGACATTATATGTACGTGACCTTCTAAGTTGTTAGCTAAATATCCTATAACATCGTCTGCTTCGATTTTATCTATACAAAGTAAATCTACAGGGAGACATTTTAAATATTCTATTAGCCTTAATACTTGATTAGTAATGGATTCGGCTTCTTCTTCTCTTGTATCAAATGCATCCCAATTAGTTATCTTTTTAAGCTTACGATTAGCTTTGTATTCTGGATAGAGATATTGTTTATTTGTTGACCCTCCCATTCCGTCAAAAACTAATATTACTCTTGTAGGCTTTATAAGCTTAATAGCAAATCCTATTGATTTTAAATAACCGGTTAATCCACCTATATGATTTCCTTGAGAGTTTAAATGATTGATCATCACAAAGCTTCTCAAAAAGGTATTCAAGGAATCAACCAAGAGAACCTTATCATTTGTAAATAAGGTCTCTTGCTTTGATTCTTTTAAACTGTCAAATATTGTTCTAAAATCTTTATTCATTAGAATGATCAAAAATGTCTCTAATATCCTCTTTCATCTCTGATTCGATAACTACTTCGAAATCACCTCCTCCTAGTATTTTTAACCATTCATCAGAATGAGCTTTCTTATATATATCTAATGCTTTTTTATCGTCTTGAATAAATCCATGAGGAGTCATTATAATGTTTCCTTTAGTATCTACTCCTGATATGTGGTTTTTCTCTACATGAACTTTAGTACGTTTAGCAAATGTTACATCCTTACCTCCTTTAATTGCTTTAATTTTAGAGGTACCTTGGTTTGTAATATTACCAAAAGTAATGATCATAGTAGCATCAAACCACATAGTGTCTCCACCTTTGTTTTTCATCCTTGGCTGCTCCATAGGCATGTTAGGTTTTGCAACCCAGACTTTATTGATAGCAACTAATGTATTAGTATATGGATAGTTGGTTTTTCTAGATAATAATACTCGCTGATTAATAAAGTTTCCGAATTGTACCGACATTGCTCCAGCATTCCATTCATTATTATTAGATGATTTTTCTACTGACATTTTACAAGGAATAGATCCTATTGAATCCCAGAAGAAGCAGATATCATAAGGTAAATTTCCTTTTTTCTGCTCATCTAATAAGTCGTTAATAAATGATGCAACATCTTCAATAGTAGTCATACTGCTTCTATCAGTATATATAAAAAATCCTTTATAATCAACCACTTCTCCAGTATCTTCATCTATAACATCTTCTACTTGAAGCCCCATCATTTTAGCATGCTCCCATGACCATTTCATCTCAGTAATAATGAATACAGGTAAGATACCCATTTTCTGAGCATTTACTGCTGCTTCTAATAGAGCAGTAGTTTTACCTGTATCTGAGTGACCTCTTAAAAGGGTAATATGCCCCTGAGGAATACCTGGTACTGATACAGCCTCTCTAAAAGCATCGGATAAAGGGATCCAATTTTGTTCTTTAAATTTAACACTTACACCTCCTAGGTTTTTACCTTTTTTAAACTTATCTAAATCATACTTACCGTTTATCGCACTCGATATGCTAGCATTTAAAGATACTTCTTTTGTTTTAGCCATGTATTATATTTAATTAAAATGGTAAGTCATCATCAGCTACATCTGGTTCTGATATATCGCTAAATAATTTATCTAACTCTTCGTCGATATTTTTCTTTGATGATATTGAATATTTATTTCCTTTACCTGCAGGTACTATTTCTGGAGTAGATGTTCTACTAGCTTGTGATGCAGGAGCTGGTGTTTCTTGTGAAGGTTCTTGTGTTTCTGATTCAGGAGTTAACCATTGAAGTAATGCTTCTTTCATTTCCTCGTATGGATGTTTCTTAAATAATTCCATAGGATTTGGCTGTGTTTCTAGCCATGACTTAACATCACTTGCGTTAGTGGATAGAGGTGTAATTTTTGTACGTACCCTAACTGATGTTTTATTATATGATCTTCCTGATTGATCAGGTCCAACTGTATCTACAGTAAGATCTCTACCTTCTACCGGATCAGTAAAATCACCTACATCTTCGTCTTCTAAAATCGCTAGAAGTTCCATATACACCTCCTTTCCGAACTCCCATAAGCGTACTCCTTTGTCTTCTTCACCTCTTACAACAACAGGTGCAAACACTCTCATTTTAGGCTGTAATTTTTTAGCTAAAGCCCAGTTTTCTCTATCGTTAGATTTACTAATCTGTGTAGCAAATTCAACGATTGGATCCTTTTCCTCAAAATTAGTTAAGGAAATCATAGTACGATTACCTATTCCGTAATGGAAAAATAATTCTTTAAAAGGCCATTGTTTATTGTGTGCCGATGGAATCATTCTGATTGAATGCTTTCCTATGGTAGGCTTCCATATTATCGTTGATAGGTCTTTTCTAGACCCGCCTGATTTTTGCTGCATGGCAGCTAGTTTTGATTTGATTAGATTTAAATCCATTTGCGTAACTTTAAATTATTAATGAATAACTATATTATAGTGATAAAAAATAGAAAAAACAACTTTTTTTGAAAATAGTTTAAACTAATACTATTTTATTGATTTTAGTCTCAAGTTTTCTTAGATCAGAGCCCTGTGTTAATAGAACGGTATTTTTAAAGTCAAGCCATTCTACCTTGTAGTTAGAGTCGATTACACCTTCATTTAACTCTTTAATTAGCAGATTTAATGCATTTATAGTATAAAGAGTATTAGTTTCTTTTTTGCGATGAAGCAATATGGTATTTGATATAACTTTTGAATTTGAATTTATAGGATCAATATTATACGTACATAATAATTCATCACTATCTTTGGCTTCTAATATAAATATTTTACCGTATAATATAGAGTAGTGTGATTTTATTGTATTAAGAGTTTCTTCCAATTCCTCATGGGAGGTAAAGGTACAGAATAACTTATTCATTATATCTTGTAACGTGTATGTTGTATCCATTATAAATAGTCTGTTTTTAATAGGGAATGATAATTCTTTCCGTATTTTGTTTTAGATGTTAGTTTATGATCCTTAATTATTTGCTTAATCTTTAATAAAATACCTTTTCCATCTTTTATATTAAAATCGATAAGAATTGAATCGTATACTACTAATGAAATAAAGCTATTTGTACTTTCTAATAGATTATTAATGTCTTTTAATATAAGAACATTATTTTGGGTTTCCAAATTTTGAATGATATAATTAAATAGTTTTTGAGGATTTAATTCTTTGATTTTATCTTTATGGAGTATTCTTCCGGTTGGTAATTTTATAAACCCTTGATTGTTAAACGTATCCCAGGTATTATTAATATATTGTTTTATTTTTTGGAAAAACTCTATATGTTCATAATCTTTATGGAATCCACCGTATATTTGCTTAAACGTAATATTCTTAGATTCTGAATACTGTTCTTCGGATAATGCATTACATTTAAAATATTGTTTTCCAAGTATAGTATGTATAGATTCACTGCTATCTATTTCATAGCTAATTAATTTAGATATTAATCGTGGATGATATCCGTCAAAATCAAACTCTATAAATACATCATTTAATGGGTAAAAACTTTCCCTTGATTTATTATCCTTGTTTAATGCTAAGAAATTTATTCCATTGAATGAATTAGTCGGTCTTCCAGTTAGGTTGTATAAATTATAGTAGGTATATATTAATTCATCCTTAATAGAGTACGGTTTCCATGATAATTCAAAATGTTTATCTAAAGTTTTTTCATCTATTAATATTCCTTTTTCTTCTACTCTTTTATACTCATTAATTAATTGATCATATATATTATCATTATCTTCTAATCCAATATATTTTTCAATTGATTCATATATACATTCACATCTTTCATAATGCTTAGAAATAGGAATTATTTTATTTATATCTGGATTATAGTAGTGTTTCGAGTAAAAGTTTTTATATACTAATGGATCACAGTTAGTATCAGTAATAGTATTTTCTTGATCAATTATTGTAAAATTAATATCAACTAGATTATCTGATGGAATAAAGTATGAATGATACTTTTTATCTATGCAGTATAGTTTCTTATGGCTAGATAAAAATTCTAATATGTCGCTAAATTCTAATGGAAATGTTTCGCTATGATCAAACGCAATTATAAACCCTTTCTCCCTATTGTGATAATAGAGTGAAGAAATACTGCTAATTTTAGGGTGATAATTACTATTAGATGAAATAATATGGATAAAGCTGTCTTCATCCTTGCCTAATTGTAATAACTGCTCTTTCGTTTCTATTATATAAAACATATAACCTTAATTGAACCATAATATACGCATTTGTTCTCATAATAACAACTTAAACAGAAGGTCTTGCGTATTTATCGTATTTTTCTCCGATATATTCAATTAATCCTCTAAATGATTTATCTTTAGTTTGAACTAATCTTTTATTTGTGTCTATAATTCCAGAAATTTTGTACTGTCTATTTTCTCTTGTATCTTTTAAAGGACCAGTTATTTGCCAAAATAAATCAATAGCTTGATATGTAATATAATCATATTCACTATTTTTTGATTGTAGCGATAAATATGTATCTTTTGAAATTTCTATAACATAACCAATATCGTTTCTTTTCTTTGCAAAATACCTCATGATATATCCTTTTGCATAATCTGCATCTGTTGGTTGAGGGTAGTATTGTGGAGGAATTTGATATGAATCTAAATTCTTTATATTAGGATTTTTAATATACTTTTCAGTATTATTATCTAGTAATATTCCACCTTTAATATTAATATTTGGATATTTTTCTTTTATATTAACAGAAACTGATTGTAATTCTTGAGATGATCCTATTACAGGATTAGCTCCGGTAAATATCTTACTATCAAAAGTTTTATAATAAGCTCCAATATAGGACTTGCCGTTTAAAAGAAATTCATTTCCTTTAGTATAAAGATTAACTGTTATTTTATTTTTAGGATAATATTTAATCATATTATTTAAGATAAAAATAAAGAAGCTTCTTTTCTTCTTCGGTCTATTAAAATTTGCAATACTTTACCATTACTGGTTATTGGAGCTCTTTGTATTTCTTGTGCTGCTAATCTATAATTATTATTTTTTATTGGGCTAGATACGGATTTAAATATTGACCCTACATTGTATGCATAACTTAATAAGGCGGCTTTTTGATTATCGTTTAATTTATTCCAGTTATCTTTTCCTATATTTGAAATAACTGTTGGCTGAAATGTATTAATTACAGTATATTTAAGAGTTTGTAATGCTTGAGTTTGGGTAATAATTGTACTAGCATCAACATCTTTAAGTTTATTATCAATATCAATATACTTATCGTTACCGTAACCTACTCTATAAGCATTAGCATCCCAATACGCATTTTTTCTAAATAATTCCTCATTAGCTATAAATTGAAGTGCAATTTCTAAGTATCTTTCATTAATATTTAAACTAGATATATTAATATTAATACTCTCTTGTGATACTATAAAATTACCTTTTACTGGCTGACCTCCTCCGATACTTTGATCAATATTACCTAAATTATTGGCGTTTGTTGGTGATGATATTGGGATATTAATCATTTGACCTCTAATAGATGTTACCCATTGATTATTATCTATGGTATGATTTAATCCGGCTACCGCAAATCCTACTCTATTAAATCCTTTTGTATCTAAATATTGAGTAGGCAGAACATCTTTAGGAACTGTAAATCCTTCTAGTAGAGACATTCCGCTTATTCCGTCCATTCCTATATTAATACTAATAGGTAAAACTTGTCTTGCTTTAGTTGCATCATCTCCTGCTTTTAGATTATTAGCTGCAGTAGTATAATATACTTTTGAGGTATTAACATTAGATTTTGTATATATACCTCGATTATAAATTTCAATTACTGTGCTATTAAATACCGTAGCGGCATCTTTATCTGCATTTATATTTGATTTAGTCGCGTTATTATTACTACCGCTAGTATTTGTTGCTGTTTCTTTTACAGGTAATACTCTGTCTATTAATTTATCATTATTATATCCTAGTGCTGATGAATCTGTGTTTAAAGATCCTAGGTTACCTGCCTGTGAGCTGAATGCAATCATTTGACTCATCTTAGTACTAACTTCTGTTTTTAGCTGTAAGGATCTAACTATAGAATTTTTACCTATTATAGGAATAACTGTTGGTTCTGTTAGCATTAATGGACTTTCAGGACCGTTTGATGATATAGTTGATTGATTTGAAGGAGGGTTAATCATTTGATCGTCATATATTCTTACCGTATTAGCGTCATCATAATATCCAACTCTAAAACTATTAATATTACCCAATGATTTATTAATATCATCCATTAATATCTCTAAAAATGATCTTAAATAAACATCAGTTTTAGAATTACTATTTGATTGAGATTGTATAATATTAATAACATGATCAATATTAACAGGAATATTCATTAATTTTCCTCTAAGTGATACTATACCTTCCTTTTCTCCAAATCCGGACTGTACATTAGGAGAAAATGCATCTAATTTATTATTAAATGGATTTATAGGTTTTGCATTTTCAGGAAATAATTTTTGATATATTTGATTATTAATATTAATTTTGATCATACATACTCCAGGATCTATCGATAGCTGATATGGTGTGGTAAAGCAGTAGTTTGTTTCTGGATTAAAGTCTATGTATATGAAAGGTTTTTTAATTTTTCCATCAGTATTTTTTTCATAGAATATACTATTATTATTTATATAATATAATAGCAATCCTAATTTAATATAGCAAAACTTAGATGTTTTACCTTGATTATCATTATCTTCTAGCCCAGCTTTATATACTTTGAATAGTTCTTGAAAATTAACATTAGATATTTTTTCTGATGACTTTAATTCACCTGATAGTACTTCACTGTTAAATCCTTTATTAATAAAGAATGCTAGCTGCTTTTCTATACCTAGACTGGTAACATCACTAGTAATATCAGAAAATACTGTATTTTGATTATTTATTCTAATTGGATCTAAGGGGCCGTTTTTTAATTGTTCAGTTATAAATTCATACGAGCCTGATACTTCTCCTGTACTATTTGGACTAGCTGATGCAAAATCTCTTAAATCTATTAAAAATTTATCAATATTAGAAAAATATTGTTCTGGAATACTGGTTTGAACTGTATCTAGTGATTCTCCAGGTACGTATCCCTCAGTATTACTAGAATTTAATAATTTTTTTTCATCAAAGTTATATATAATAGTAGCTATATCTAATCTTTTTTGTGTTTTTGACTTTTTATAAGTATCTCCATCATATATACTATCGTTATTTGCAGGAAGTATTGTAAAAAATACTTTTTCTTCTGTACTATTATTATATGATTCAATCTTATCAAATATACTTTTTACTGTTTCTTGAACTTTTTGAGTCCTAAACCCTGGAGTATATCCTTCCTTTGATATAACATCTTCTGTTTCAATTAATGCTGATATTTTTATTGCGTTATCGTTTATATTTATTACCCCTAGATTACTAATTGTTATTAATTCTTTTCTTAATCCTTCTTCGAATGTTAGTTTTTTATTATAATCAGGAGCGTTCCAGACATTGAGTAAATAATTAAGATAATATCTTCTTAAAGCCTGTGATTTAATCTGAGGAACTCCTTGGTTTAAATTTGCTACAGGTCTAAGTATTTCAAAATCTTCTTGAGTATTTAATCTAAAATTAATTTCAATTGCTATATGTGAAACATTAAATCTCTCAGTATCAAACTGTGTAGGTACAGCACCTCCGCCGGATACTGAGTTGTTGGATGTATTAATATTACTTGTTGTTCTATTTCTTTCTGTGTCAAGATCTATATTTACTTCAAATGGTTCTTTTAATTCTATGATTTTAGTTAACTTTACAGTAGTATTATTATTAATTAATTCTAGCACCCAGTCTCGATCTGCTAATGCCTGAGTAGTAAGTTTAATATAATCGTTTGATGGTATATAAAAGTTAGGGTTTGTTTCGTTTTTAGCTATTTCTATTAATTTATCATATGATATATCTGATACATTTAATATTCCCGATTTTAATGATGTATTAATTTTTGGATTTAATACCTCTATTCTGGTTCCGTTAGAATCTAGAGCGTACACGTATTTAATATTTACGCCATAATCCTTATCAATTATTCCTAATGGTGTAAATATTTTTTTATTTATTTCTTGCTGTATATCATTCTTTCTTTTCTGTAATTTCTCAAAATTTATAAGTACCTTTTCTCCTGAGTTAATTGTTTCGCCTATATCTGGCCATGCTATGCTGTTTCTACCTTGTATTACAT